ACTTCTTCACGTTCCTCGACTCGGGTGACGGCCCCAACACGGATTCGGTCTACCGCCTGTGCGCCCGCTTCGGTTGGAATGCCACCAAGGGTTCGGGTCAGAACGAGTTTGCTTGGCGTGTCCAGACACCCTACGGCATCAAGGTAGCTTACCGCCCCTACCAGCGGGCCAAGGTTATCCAGGTCGGTGCCCAGTCCTGCAAGCTCTACGTCTTCTCTAACTTGGTGTTCAAGGATTCCCTGTCCCGCCTACGCCGCGCCGGCCACCACACCTACCCCGAGGACGCCGGGGACGAGTACCGCAAGCAGATGCAGTCCGAGCACCGCACCAAAAACAACGCGGGTACGCCCATTTGGGTGCCCGTTGGCGACCGTGCAAACCACTTGTGGGACTGCGAGGTCATGGGAATCCTGCCGGCGATGATGGCCAAGCTGATCGGCAAGGGCAAGAACCGCGGAGCGACACCTACGCCGGAAGATGAGAAGCCTGTCAAGGAATCGACAGATTCCCCTTGACGTGTCGATTTAGGATACTCTAATCGGCGCAAGGCTGGCCGCATCTCGGTTAGGGGCGTCATTGGTGGCTCTGGTGATAGCATGGTCGTGATGCGGTCAGCCCCCTTTACATCGGGCTAAAAGCAAGATGGCTCGTGCCCAAGGCATTTTTCTTATTTTAGAAATCTCCGATATCGAGGATATCGTGGCTACAGCCGTCGTTTTGCTCAAGCAGGGCAAGACTATGATGGAGTACTCGGACTCTGGCACTTCGGTGACCAAGGAGTTCCCTATGACCATTCAGACGACCCTGCTCGAGGCACGCTATGCTCTGCAAGTGAAAGACCCTCAACGCTATGGTGCGATTGATAAGACGCGGGTCATTAATATGCTGAACAATTTCCGTGGCCTCTAATGCGCAAAGTAAAGACCCCTAAGAAGCCCTCCAGTAGGGCGTCTAAAATCCCGAAGATTGCCCCTGGCGTCCAGGTGAACCCTGCTCTCAAGCAGCAGGCTTCGACCGGCCCTGGCATCTTCAGTAACTTCGAGTCAGCGAAGTTCAGCAATAAGCGGAGTTGGATTTGGTCGTCGTGGCCGCAAGACTTCAAGAAGACTATGACGGTCTTCGACCGCATGGAGACGACCCGCCGGATGCGCTGGTTGGAACTCAATGCGGGGCTAATCCGACAGGTCATCGCCGATATTGCGATGTACTCGGTCGGATCGGGCATCAAGGTTCAAGCCCAGTCGGGCAACGATGCGTGGGATGACCAAGCCGAAGCGTACTTCAAAAAGTGGGGTTCCCGATCAGCCGACATCACGGGCCGCTATTCGTTCTTCGAGGTTCAGCACATTATCTGCCGGCTCATTGACCGCGACGGCGAAGTGTTTGTGGTCAAGACCAAGGGCAAGGACGGCACGCCGAAGCTCCAGATCATCGAATCCCACAAGGTCGGCAACCCTTCGTCCGAGTCCCCTCCCCCCGGTATGGTGGACGGAATCCTCTTTGGCCCCTACGGTGCCCCAGAATATTATAATGTAATCCGCTCGGACGGCTCCAGTCGCCGCGTGCCGGCCAACGCAATGCTTCACCTGTACGAGCCAGAGCTGGCTTCGGGTGCCCGTGCGTACAGCCCCCTTCAGCACTCGATCAATAATCTGATTGATATGCTGGAAATCATCTCGCTTGAGAAGGTTGCAGTTAAAACGAACACGGACGTCGTACGCACTATCAACCGAGAGAACGCCCAGTTCGACGGCAGTCAGTCTGACTTTGAAGCCTTCGGGATGCGCCCGCAAGACTACGGCAACAACGGCCTTACGGACCCCAACGAGGCGTCCACGTTCCTAGGCGGCAAGACCATTGCCCTAGCCCCAGGCGAGAAACTCGAGTCCTTCGAGTCCAACCGCCCTAACGCCACGTTCACGGGCTTCATCGAGCACCTCATCCGCGATTCGCTCGCAGGGGTGCTCCCGTACGAATTCGTGCACGATCCAACGAAGGCGTCGGGCGTGTCTATGCGTTTCGTGGTAGCCAAGGCTGACCGCAAGTTCCAGCACCGCCAGGCCGTGCTCGTCCAGCGCTTCCTTACCCCTGTGTGGGGCTACGTCATCGGCAAGGCCATCAAGGAGGGCAAACTACCCCCCATCAATACGTTCATGCAAGTAACGTGGACGACCCCTCGCCGCGTCACCGTCGATGCCGGCCGAGATGCCCAGCAGACCCGCCTCGACATCGAAACGGGCATCAAGTCCATCACCGACTTCCACCTCGAAAACGGCGACGACCCGAAGGAAAAGCTCCGCGAGAACGCAGCCGAGAAGGCGTACATCAAGCAACTGGCCGATGAATACGAGATTCAGCCTTCGGCTATCTACAAGCCTCAGAACCTTAATATTGCCGACGTTAACTCATCCTTTTCAGACGAACCTCCAGGCGACCAGATGTCGTATATGGACGACGGCGAAGAAGTGAAAGTCAGCGTAGACGACCCCAACGTAAAACCCAAGACCGCAACCCCAGCGGACGAATAACCAATGAGCAACATCCAGAACGCTTTCGCCAGTCTTACTCCCATCCTAATCGAAGGGCATAAGGCCAAGGCATACATCGACAAGGTCACCGCCTTCGACCCTGCATCCCGCAAGGCCGGCGACGACCTCGAGGATATGCTCGAGATGATCTTCGGCGAGCCACCCGAACTTATTAAGGCAGGCTCCCTAGCCATCATCCCTGTCCGCGGTGTCATCGGTTCCGAACTTACGGAGTTGGAGAAACTCATGGGCTGTATCGACGTAGAAGACGTCGAAGAGATGCTCGAGGAAGCCGAGCGTGACCCGAACATCAAGACTATCCTGTTCGACTTCAACAGCCCTGGCGGCACCGTCACAGGCGTCCCAGAACTGGCCAATCGTATCTTCAACGCCAAGAAGCGCACCATCGGTTGGACGTGCTCCCAGTCCTGCTCCGGCTCGATGTGGCTGATGAGCCAATGCGATGAAGTCTATGTCAGCGGTTCCTCGACCGTAGGTTCCATCGGCGTCTACATCCCCGTCCTTGACGAGTCCAAGGCGTACGCGGAAGAAGGCTACGAGATGAAGTTGCTCAAGTCCGGCTGGGCTAAGGGTGCTGGTTATCCAGGCACCAAGATGTCCCCAGAGCAGGAAAAACTATTCCTAGACGACGTGGCAGAAACCCACGTCTGGTTTATTTCCCACGTTAAGCGCAAGCGTACGCTCGCCAAGGACGAGGATATGCAGGGTCAATGCTGGTCTGGCCGTAAGGCCGCAGCCAAGATGCTCGTCACGGGCATCAAGGATACCCTCGATGATCTCCTCAAGTACATCGGTGCGGACGTGTACGCCAACCTCGAGCGCCAGGAGCCTGCCGTTGAATCCGCTGGTTCTTATGCCGCGGACGTCAGCCCAGAACAGGGCGAGAAGGACGATGGCGCTTCCCCGATTAAGGACTTAAAGAAGAAAAAGAAGGACAAGAAGTCCGATGACGATGAGGACGAAGACGAAGAGATGCCCAAGGATATTCCTAACGATTCTTGCCCCCCCGTTGAGACAGACGGCAAAGGCTGATTATTGACACTTGGCTAAAAACAAGATGACCCTCGAAAAGCTCTACACCGACCTCAAGGAAGCCTTCACCGGCAAGACCGCAGAGGTTGAAGCCAAGGCCGGACTTATCAACGCACTTGAAGCCAAAGTGGCTGAATTGACTGCTGTCGCCACCGAGAAGGAAACCGCTTTTACCTCGCTTGCTTCCGCTAACAAGGAACTCGCCGACAAGTTGGCCGCTGCTGAAGCCCTCTCCAAGAAGGCCAGCGAAGATGTGGCCCGTATTGCTGCTAACCAAAAGAGTGCTGGTGCACAGGCCGCCGAGATTGTTGCCTCTGCCGGCGTCGAGCCCGTGGAAATCAGCCACGCTGAAGGCGCTGTCGCCACCAAGACCGACGAGGAAATCGTCCAGGAGTGGTCAGCCATGAAGCAGGGCACCAAGGAGAAGCAAGCCTTCTTCGATCGCAACAAGTCGGTCATCCTCCGCGTCCTCAAGCTCTCCTAATTTATGGCACTCCCCGCTACCCTTACCGCCGAACTCGGCACCCTGTTGACCGACAACTGGGCTGACATCGTCGCTGACGCTGACGCTAACAGCGGCGTCACCAACCTGTCGTTCCAAATCAAGCTCACGGAAACCTCCCCTCCCGGTGGCCCGATGGCTTATGAAATCGGTTTTACCCATCGTTTCCGTACTGAAGTCTCCCAGAGCCAGTACGAAAAGGTCACGGGCACCGTCTCGTAATTTTCTTCAACTCTAACCCCATAAAATACTAATATGTCTAACAGCATCGGAGGCTTAACCCTCCAGCTCGTCGCCGAAGAGTCCCTTCGCACCCTCGTCCCCGAACTCGTTCCGCTGACCAAAATCGCGGTAACGGACTTCGGCGCCTACGTCGCTGAACGCGGCTCCACGGTTCATACCCGTTACGCCAGCTCGTTCTCCTCGACCAAGTTCAACCCGGCCAACGGCTTCGTTCCTACGGCAGCCACCTCGACCGACGTTGCTATCACCCTCGAAGAGCCCGACTACGTCGATCTCGCCTTCACCGACTTTGAAGCCTCCACGCTCTCGCTGGAACGCCTCCGTCGCCTGTTCTTCGCTCCTGTGGCCAATGCCGTCCAGAAGTCCCTCTTCGACAGCGTGCTGTCCAAGGTGACCACGGCGAACTTCGCTACCGCTGCTTACTCCGGCGCCAAGTCCTCGTTCAACCGCATCGCTGTTGCCAACGCTGCGACCGCCCTCACCAAGGCTAACCTCCCCCACAAGGATCGCCACATCCTGCTCTCCCCAGACGGCCTCGGCCAACTGGTGCAGGATCCAACCGTCGCCCAGGCGTTCTCGTACGGCAATGCCGACGTCATCCAGAACAACGCCATCGACAAGAAGCTCCACGGCTTCTCGGTCAGCGAGTACAACGGCTTCCCGACCTCGGGTACTGCCTTTAACGAATACCTCAACGGTATCGCTACCTGTAAGGAAGGCTTAGTCATCGTCTCCCGCGTGCCGGCCTCGCCGACCACGGGTGGTGGCGAACAGATGAACGTGACCGACCCAGAAAGCGGCTTCACCTTCGCTCTCCGTTACTTCTACAATTGGCAGATGGGCACGCACAATATGCAGGCTATCTGGCTCACGGGTTCGGCTGTCGGTAACCCTGCCGCCCTCCAGCGTATCGCCTTCACGTCCTAATCGGGCGTAAAGTTTAGGGGTCAGCGCACGACCCCGCCGCGTAAATGCAAAGAGGCCCATCTCCTTCGGGGGGTGGGCTTCTTCATTTACACAGGGCTAAAAACAAGATGGCCATCCAAGATGAATGGGCAGCGGACGCCGCCGAAATCCTTGCCGAGATCCCCAAGGCGGTAACCGTGCGTAAGGCCGGGTCGGAGCCTGTGGCCTTGAATGTGCTCATGTCCCAGCCTATGCTTATGCAGGATTTGGAGACGGGCGGCTTCACGTCTTCAACCTCGTATGACGTTAAATTTATTCGGACCGACTATGTCCTGCACTCTGCGGTGATTGCCCACGGTAGCGTGATTACCTTTAACAGCGAAGACTTCCGAGTGGTGGCCGTTGTCAACCGCCCCCCATCCTCCTGGGTCATCTGCCGAGTGCAGACCCTCGTCCAGTAATGGCCGATTCGCCGGCAATTCCGATGTCCCTATCGTGGGATGTCAGCGAGCTTAATACGCTTATGAGCGCCTATGCCTCTATGAGCAAGAAAAGCCTGCCGGACGTCGTACTGGATACCGCTCGTCTATTCTGCCAGGATATGATTAACTTTACCCCTCCTTTCAGCGAGGCGGTTATGACTACCCGAAAAGGCGGTACTGGTGGCTTCGGTAATAAGGCCCGCGACAAAGGTCGCACGTCCGTAGCCCGCGACATCGACCGCATCTTTATGCCCCTAGTTGAGGCATCTGCCCGAGACGTGGCCAAGTCTGGGAACACCGAGATGTTCCGCGAGTGGATGTCCGAAAAGAAAGATCGTGACCCGTCCTACAAGGGCGGTAAGTTTGCCCGAATCTTTAACGCTCCGTTTTGGCAAGTTTCCGAGAAACGCATTCAGATGGCTATGGAAAGTTCGGCCAAGTCTTCCCGCGTAGTCCATTACATTGGGTCTGCTGACACCAAGGAACTTCAAGGCATCCACCGGGCCGTCCGCGGTGGCGTTGATGTGCCTTATCGTGTGAACAAGTCCCAGCGCATGAAGGAGGTCTGGATTGTAGACCAAGAAGGGGCAAGATCCGTTGAAGCCTATAAGCGCCAGGTTCAGAAGCACGTTGGTCGCCTCAAGGCCGGTTGGTACTTTGCCGGCAAAAACCTAAACTCTGGCAAAATTAAGAACCCAATGCCAACCGCTGCGTGGATTTCCAATCAATCCCCAGGCAATGAAATCACGTCCATCAAGAACGCTGACGGTAACTACAGCATTACGGTCGGCAATAGGATTGGCCGTAACTTCCACGACTTTGATGAAACCTTTAACCGCGCCACCAAGCACCGTGCCTATGTCCTTACCGAGGACATTAAGCGAATCCTTACTGGCCTAACCCGCAAGGGTACCCTTGACGTCCTTAAATAATCTATGAGCCTCCCCTTCTATTCTGCCCGTACAATCGTCGAAAACAAGCTCGCCCCGTACCTTACCACCAACGTACCCGGCGTAACGGTCCACAAAGGCGTCACGCCCGAGATTAAGGTGCTGCCTATGGTTACCCTCTATGCCGAGTCTGCAAGCCCCGTGGCGGCCCTAGGAAGCTACCCTTTGGGTAACTACGAAGTAACCATCAGCGTCCGCGTAATCTCCTCGGCCGACGACGAGACATTGGACACCCACCGGCAACGAGTCCAGGAGGTCATTAATGCCCTAGCCGACATCGCGGCTATTAAGGCACTTTGGGACTACCCTACGGATGGTATCCTTTACGACCTTTTCATCACGGGTGGCGACCAAGAGGGGGAGCACCAGCGCAAGTATGGCAACATGATCGAGTTTACGGCTTTCGTGTCAGCCCCCCCCGCCCCTTGACACTTGGCTAAAAACAAAGAACAACTATGGCAGCCATCGAATACGGTGTAGCACTTTTTTACGGCCTTCGTGACTCGGAAACCTATATGGTCGTCCAGTCCGATGACCTTTCGCAATCCTTTGCCCTGGACGTCGAAGTCGCAGACGAGGACGGCCGAGTCATCACCAACCATTTGGATGATCGCCGGAACGAAATTACGCTCGACGGTGTTCTCAAGGCATCGGCTTCTATTCCTGCAAACGGCAGCCAGTTTACTTACGCCGGAATTGAGTATATCCTAAAGACGATTGACGACAAGGGTACGAACAAGGACTACCGCAAGGTTTCTGTTAAGGGTATCAAGTACGAGCAAATCAACTAAAGGCCGCGCATCCCACAGGATGGATGCTCGCTACATTAACGCCACGATGGTCGGCGGCTCGAAACAACGAGTCGCCGGCTATCGGCTTTTGCCGTTCTGCCTACGCCACCGGGTTCTCCTGGAGGCTATCGACAGCCCGTTCCTACAGCCCCTCGACCGAGTTATTACCGCGGAGGACGTCATCCTAGCCGCCAAGATCTTGTCCACCTACGACAAGGTGGTCTTCACGGAAAAACTAGGATTCACGGATCGGCTCCGCGTCAAGGCGCTCGAGATGGGCAACCGTCTCAAGTCTTTATACGCAGGATACATTTATGGTCATATTGTAAACGGCTGCTCCTACCCAAAGACCTGGAAGCAGGAAGGTAAGAAGTATGAGAAAATCCCTTGGGCATTGTCCTGCGTGGCCAATAACGTCCGTAACGGTTTTACCCTAGAGGAAGCTTGGACGATGCCGGAAGGCGAGGCCGTGTGGTTTAATATCTGCCACGCTATGTACAACGGGTCTGAAATTGAAGTTATGTCCACCGAGGAGGAAACGGCACTTGATGATTTTGACTCAATCGTAGACCGATATAAGGAAAAGGAGGCATCCAATGCCCGGTGAAATCAAAGTAGAGATTGGATGCAACTACGAGGACTTCCTACGCGGCCTTGCGACTGTCAAGAAGGAGGCCGACATGGCCGTCCTAGAGCAGCGCCGTAAGGACAAGGAAGCCAGCGACGCACGTCGAGCGACTGCCCGTAAAGAGCGTGAAGAACGAAGAGCTGCTGAAAAAGAAAAGCAGGATGCCCAGCGTAAAGAAAATAAAGACGCCGCGGCAGCCTGGCGTGAGACGCAACGCCAGATGCGTGAAAAAGAGAAGGCCGAGAAGGCGGCCAGAAGTGCGGCTGAAGAGCAAAAGGAACGTAAAATATCCATTGCCCAAGGGTTTATGTCCGGCGGGGTGACTGGTGGAATCTCCGCAATTGGACAAGGGTTTGGAGGTATGGGTATGCTTGCGGCCGAAGCCATTAATATGCTCATCGAGGGCTTCAAGAAGGCCGTTGAGGAAGCCAAGCAACTGCGCAACTTGTCTTACGCCACGGACATCACCACGGGTGAACTTCGTAAACTCCAGGTCGTGGCCGAACAGTCCGGCATCAGTCTATCCCAGTTCGCCCACGCGGTTTCGGAGTTCAACAAGAACATGGGCAAAGCCCGCATCGCTGGTTCAGAACTCAATGGACTTTTAAGTAAACTTGGTGTGTCCCAGGATGATGTTAAAAACAGTACTTACGATTACAACAGGGGTATCCGCGATCTAGCCAAGGCACATCGTGCTGGAACCGATGCCGCCACCCTAGCCTACTACGGCAACATTATGTTTGGGTCGTCATTCGAGCAATTGCTCCCTCTAATCAAGAAGGGGACTGGCGAGTTTGAAAGAGCCGGTCAAGGGATTTACAAGACCAGCGAACTTGCCACCAGCCAGTTGGCCGAAACCTCCAACCGCTGGGAAAAGTTCTGGGCCAATTTCAAGAACGTCGGCGCTGAAGGATTTGCCTTCTTGGATGTGTTGGCAAATAGAAACCTAGAAGCCATTACGGTGGCAATGACTAGAGGGATGGCCTTGGTTAGCCCCATCGCTGCCGCAAAGTACTACAATAAGGAATCCACGATGGGACCAGAAGGAAGATTGCTCGCCGGCAAAGGAATCGCAGCAACTATGTCCGAGAAGGATGGTAAGGCGTTCTTGGACGAACTTACCAAGCAGATTAAGGGCGAGTCCGGCATCAAACTGACTCCCCTTGGTCTATCAACCGCACAAGGTGCCTCGTCACTTCAGCAGATGGGCGGTGGCGATATCGTCTCTGCCATTACCTTTACGCCTCTTGAGCGCATAGCTTCTGCCACAGAACAAACCGCGTCCAATACCGACCCAAAGAACAAAGACGGGGTAAGGGACGCAACGCCAGTACGTTCACCAATCGGATACTAATTTATGAGCGACACCATCATCAAATACGGCGACGATCTTGTTGCACCAGTCCTACAGCCTGGATGGACTATCGAGCAAGACGGGTTCGGTATGCTCCAGGTTAGTGCCAAATTTAAATGGGCTAAGTCTGAAGTCGGAAACTTCCCAGAACGATTTAAACGCGGCGACCCATTTCCAGAAAGCAACTATAATAACCTGTGCCTATTTAAGGCCAGTATGTCCGTCGAAAAAGGTGAAGTCGTAACTGTCACCGCGGATTATTGCGGCCTTGCTAATTCGGGTGGCTATGACGCCGCAGGACATAGCGACCCGCAGATTATGATGACTGGAGCATCGGCGTCCGAGTCCATCCAATCGCACCCAAATTTCATCACAGTCAATTGCTTGAACTTTGGTGACGTGAATCCCTTGGCCGGCTACCCGCCCACCCTTGGTGGTTTTGATAGCAACCTTACCACCAACCCTAATCGTGCGGCTTGGACTCCGAAGGTTGCTGGTAGCGGTCTTGTAAATAATTGCCAGTTCATCGGCTTCTTGCCAAACCAAGATATTTCCGATGCTACGCCGAACATTAAGGCTGGCATAAAGTCGTACTACAAGCCACAGACCACCCTCCGAGTGCTGGTTTATTTCAAGGACGAATCAGAAGCCTTGGACCGTGCTTCAATCGTTGGGTTTATAACCGATGGCAGCGCCTATTACTTGCCAGAAGCTTACAAGGCTTTGGCTTTAGCAGAAAGTCCGTATTCCGGCACATTCACTTACAGCGAGGCATGGACTGACCAAATTCATAAATCATTCCTTGTTACCAATGCCTCCGTTGAGCGTTTCGGTTCGCTCTGGAAGGTGACTGCCGACCTTATGCTTTCTGGCATGGGAGGTTGGGATATCGACGTATACACCGTAAGCTCCCTCGGATAATGCCGCGCTCAATCGGAGGATTCAATTCGTCGTCTTACGGCTCCTTCGGACAGGGAGACGAGATTTCCGCTCGAGCCCTTAATAGGATGGGAGTGGCGATTGATCGTGCCACGACAATGCCTTCGCAGGGCATCCAGTTCCAGGCAAGCAACGGGGGGGTGGCCTACAACGACCCACAGGAAGTAGTTCTTTTAGATGGTATGGGAGTTGAACCATCTATTGAAAAAGTAAATCACTACGAGTGCCAAGTGGTCAATATTGATGGTCTTTGGAAGCTGAAGGTGGCCCGAAGCGGTAACATCTGGCGTCCGATGAACTCTGATTGCAATAGCCAGTACCGTACAGAAAACATCACAGTCGGACCTTTATTGGTACTTACTACCGGGATTGACCCATTAAGTCCTTGGGCTTCAAACAACGGTTATGTCACATTGGATGGCGCTACCTTGTTTGTATATGCATACCAAGTTGAAACCGCGGATGACTGCAACTTTTACATTTATGTAAGCCTTGACGCAGGACTAGACGCACTTTGCCCGGTTACGCTCCCAGATGAAATTGAGGCGCCGACCGTAGCTTATACGGTACAAGTAATTCGCATTGCTGATATTGTGTATGGTATCGATCAATGGATTGTCAGTCAGTTTGTACTCGGGTCTATCACCTGGCCTCAAACCTTTGATGGAGGAGCAGCGGCTGAATATGTTAACCAATTTGAATTAGCCATCAAGGACGTGTTGATTGTGAACGAAGAAGGCCAGGAGGAACTGGTACCAGCACTAAAAGTCGCAAGCGGGGCACACATCTATCGACCAGTAAAGACTGATTGCGATAAGATGGAATATACAACCGATTTGACCGCTGACCCTACGGCTCCAGCCGTCATTATTGTTCCAGGCGTTGGTTCGTCACGGCCTTGGGCATCGCAAGACGGATATGTTGAGTTATCTGGAGGCTCGATTTATGTTTATGCCGTAAAGGTGGAAACGGATGACTTGGCTGTTTTTTATATCTATTTAAGCAGAGATGCATCGCTTGCAGATTCTTGCCCGGTTATCATTCCCGTTGGCATCGCAGCGCCGACTGTCGATTATACAGTTCAATGCCTATTGATTGGTTCAGTATCTTCTTCTGGAGGGGAATCGACTATCACCCAGAACATAGTCGGGTCGATCACTTGGCCCAGCACATTTGAATCTAACATTGAGCAATTTCAAGTAAGGGTTACCCGTAGTGGTTTATATAGTTTTGTATTTGTAGCCAAGGGTCGGGTGCTTGCCCGGTGCGGTGAGTTTGTTACGGCTACGCAATCGACACCTCCTCCGTCCTTTAACTATGTGAAGTTTGAGAAACAATCCCTCAAGGAGTTCAATGTGAAGAACTTTGCGGTCTATGAGTCGGGGACTTTGTATCCAGGAACAAATGACGGAAGTGTTTGGGCATCAAGTGGGGGGTATGTTTTATTGCCTCTTGAAACGGTTAAAACTTACGGAGTTTATTTGGTCATAAACCAGTTTGACGCTTCGGGTTATACTTCTGGGGCACCTTACTTGGCGGTCATCGCAGACACCGATGAAAATGAAGCCCTTGAAAAAAGCAGACCCTACGGAGATCTTAGTGCCGACTATGTAGAGTATTATAGTGCCACAACATATCAGAATATACTTATTGAAATCTCTCCAGGTTACCCTATCCCAGTTGCTTTCAGAAACAGTCCGGGCACTCTGGGGGGGGATAATTACAATTTCACAGCGGCAATTAAGAACTACAACTGCCAGCGGGTTAAGATTGCAACGCTTGTCCCCCTCGGCGGTGGGGCTTTTGATGTTACTCAACATTTGGTTGGGACGCTGACTATTCCTAGTCAGTTCAACCACATGGGCATTTGGGAAGGTTTGATTGAACCAAATTATCTTATTGGGGGATACGACTGGGCTACAAACCCATTTAACTCTATTCTATTCTCATCCCAGAACACCGCTTGGAACGGGGCTTGGGCTGGCTATACTAAAGCGTTCGCTGGGGCCACCGAGGAAATCGGCCTGTAATGGGCTTTGAGGGGCTGGTTGACATAGGGCTAAAAGCAGAAGCCTATGGCTACGCCGACCTTTAGTTTTACCCGAGGGTCTACCCTCACCATCTCTGGGGTCTATACCCAGTCATCTGGGGAGGCACCACCCAACCTAGACGGCATCGACATTTACTGCACAGTTCGTGACCAACGCGGCTATGAGTACCCCCTAGCCGTCACCAAGGACAGCTCGACCGAGTTCTCAATGTACTATGCCAATACCCAAGAGTGGCATCCCGGCACGGGCTTTATGGATATGGTCTTTGTGGCCAACGGGCTGGCCATCTATTCGGAGACGGTAAACGTCATCATCCTACAGAACGTCACTAAGAATATCTTCACCTAATGGCCATCACACTTACGATCTGCGAGTCTGCTAACATCGCGGTCAACCCTGTGGTGCCGGCGACGGTCGTCATTAACCCAGCCTTGCCGTCGGTATCGGCTACGGTGACGGTTGGCACCACGACTACTGGCGCACCTGGCACGGACGCCCTAGTGGTCAATAGCGGTACTGCTTTTGCTGCGGTCCTAGACTTTACCATTCCAGAGGGAATTCAAGGCATCCAGGGAATTCAAGGCATCCAAGGGCCAGCGGGGTCGGCGGGGGCACCGGGAGCAGCCGCCACGATTGCCGCCGGCACGACGACGACCCTCTCACCGGGTACTTCGGCGACCGTTACCAATGCGGGGACTTCCTCCGCGGCGGTCTTTAACTTTGGCATTCCCGCCGGCCAGACGGGGGCGACTGGTGCTACGGGCGCCACGGGTGCTACTGGCCCAGGCGTGGCGACTGGCGGGACTACGGGCCAGCTGCTAACCAAGGTCAGCGGAACGAACTACGATACAACCTGGACGACTGTCATTCCCGGTGATCGTTATCTGACGACCTCGGTCACGAGCAACACGATCAGCAATACGAACAAGACTTTCACGATTGGCACGGGCTTATCGTACACGCCGACCCAGAACATCACCATCTCGTTTGACGCGGCGCACCATATGCACGGGGAAGTGCTGACATACAACTCGGGCACCGGGGTGTTAACGGTGGACATCAAGAACCATACTGGGGCGGGGACATATACGGCTTGGGTCGTTAACGTAGGCGGTGTGACCCCTGTGACCTCGGTGGCATGGGGTGCTATCACGGGAACGCTCTCAACCCAGACCGATCTCCAGACCGCGCTAGACCTAAAGGCAACGCTTGAGTCTCCGACCTTTACAACCCGCATTTACACGCCGGCAATCCGCAACATCCTTAACACGGATTTGGTAGTTGATTCTTATAACGACACGGGCGCTGGTACTCATTACCTCCACAAGTTTACGCCGAATGATGGCAAGTTTGTCCTAGCCACAAACGGCGGCGGCTTAACCTTCCCAGACGCCACGACCCAGACGACCGCTGGCCTCACGGATGCTCTTTCTGATGGATACGGATATGTTCGCAAGGACGGGGCGTGGTCTTACTCACCAAAGTTTTCCCAAGTAGATGTCGGTACACAGACTACAATCACATCTGGTCAGTATTTAATTAACGACGGGTCTTTCGTGACCAACATCACGGTCGCAAGCATCGCCCTTGAAGACATCGCTGGCTATGGATTAACATTAGATAACACAGGACTAACCTTTCCAGACGCTACGACCCAGACAACGGCTGGTATCCCAGACGCCCCTAGCGACGGCTCTCAGTACGCCCGAAAGGACGCAGCTTGGGAAGTGGTTACTGGCGGTGGCGGTGTTGCTTGGGGTGCAATCACCGGGACGCTCTCGACTCAAACGGATTTGCAGGGCGAGTTAGACCTCAAGGCTCCGCTGTCAGCGCCGTCCTTTACTAGCGGAATTACGTCGGACGGTGGCCTCACGGTTCTGGGCCCATCTGGTAACCCAACCTTTACTTACAGCGGGCTAAACCTTTCCCCTTCTGGTACTGGTGGCATTACCTTTAGCGACTCGACTGTGCAGACCACGGCGGCAGTAGCCCCACCTAGCGCTGACGTTATGACCGCCAACGCCATCGCCTCTAACATTTATTCTATGGGCTACGGCTCAAGCACTTGGGTAGGCTCCGGCAATCCAAGCGTTTCTGGGTTGATTGGTTGGGGCATCTATAACCCTACGGACGGGCTAATCGCTTACAGTTATTCAACTGGAAGCAGTTTCTATCTGGCTTCATCTCCAACTACTTTAGCCAATTCATCGGTTCAAGTAAACGGATCTAACTCCTCATTCTACGTTGCCTAATGAAATCCACCTATCCATCTGACGGCTTCGCTGGTTTCGCCATCAACGGCAAGGCCCGCGTCATCGGTGCCGTAAAGCAGGGCGTAGTTTGGCACAGCGCACCGGGCGTCGAACCTCTCTTCGCTACGACTGAGGCCGCCCTCTTAGCCCTCATCGCCGCTAAGGGTTACACGCTCTCCTAATGTCCGTCAGCCTTTACAGCGCTGGATATACGGACACCCTCCTAGCGGCTAAGTTATCGGACGCCCCGATTGACGGCTCGACGTATGGGCGCAAGGACGCGGCTTGGGAAGTAGTAACGTCCGGCATAGCAGACGCCCCGTCCGACTCTAAAGCCTACGTCCGTAAGGATGCCGCATGGCTGGCCCTGGTGTCAGATATCCCAGACTATGCGTGGTATGACCACCCGAACACCGCGTATTCAACTGTAGTAGTGAATGGCGGCGTTGCCGCAACTTCGGTATACGCAACAAATATTCACAACCTAGTCACCTCGGCATCGTTGGCCAATTCACGGGCGTCAATGGCCACTAGTAAATCAACATCGGTTAGCGGATATGTCGGGCAGTTTTATGGCAACGCGGCTTATGCAAAGTACCGACTTAACTGGTCTAAGAAGATTGCTCTACACTCGGCCTTTAATGACGGGGGTAACGGCATCAACGCAAATGTAAATTACTACGTTGGGATAGGGCTTCCCTACCCGGCGAACTTTGTTGGCGTTCTGACCGATAAAGGGATGGGTATTCACATTAATACGACTGCCGCTAACACGGCCCAGATCCGTATTCTCTACCACGATGGCACTACGGCAAAGGCTTCGGCCTATGTTAACTACAACTCGCTCCAATCAAACAACAACTTTGCTAACAACAGTTGGACGCTTTACTCTGACGGCGCTGGAACGATTAAACTCTTCTGCTACTCAAACCTACAGAACGGCCTAGCCATCACGGTCACCGATGGCCCGACTGGCGTCTCCGCTACTAATAACAATGTAAACATTGGGGCGTCTATCCTTACAGGGGCCACGGCTTCGGGTAATACTATCTGCCAGTTAATGCCCAGGGTATACTACGGCCTCTAATATATGTCTTATTCATATAAAGTAACTTTGCGTTATGCTCTCTTGGATGCGTCTATGAACCCGCCAACGCTCGTTAAGGATTTATTCCCATCAACTTGGCAAGACGCTCTTGAAACCACACTAAACCAAGCCGAGTGCGTTATAACATTCGCAGAGCCACAGACGCCCG